CTGTGGGCCTACAATTCCAATCTCGACATCACCAGCTGCACGATCATCACCGAGCCCGCAGGTGACCCAATGAACAACCTGCACGATCGCCAGCCCGTCATTCTCGACCCGGCCTATTATGATGCCTGGCTCGACCCGTCGACGCCGAAGGAATACCTGAAAGACATTCTCAGCCACGACATCGACGGCCAGTTGCAGTTCAATCGCGTCGGTCGTGACGTCAATTCGACTGTCATCAACAAGCAGCCCAACGACCACCCTGCCCTAGTCGGGCCAATCAACCCGCTGTGAGTGACGAACCCGCGAGGCTTGCCGAAGGCGTGACGCCGGCGCCGCGCGACCGCACCAAGGTGCTGGGCCACACATGCGAGCATGATGGCTGCGGGAAGATTGCCGGGTGGGGATTTGCTCGGCCTCGAACGGAATCGCACTGGTTTTGCTTCGAGCACCGCGGCAACGGCGACCTGTATCTGTAGCCGCACACCTATTCGGGCAGGCCCGGATCGTAATGCACAATCGCGTCGAGGATCGTGCGATAGAGGCTGTCCACCTCTTCGTCGATCTCAAGGCGTTTGATGCCCAGCGCCTTTGCATCAGCGATCAGCTTGTGCGTGAGTTCGTCAACCGAGACGACATCAGCTGTCGCTGTCTTGGGAACATTGTTCGCGATCCACCGGTCGAGGAAATTGATGCCGCGTGTGCTCATTGAGCCTTAAGCTCGACCAGGGCTTTAGGTTCCGGCCGGCCCGTCGACTGCGTCTTCATCCACTTCGGCCTCCATGTCGGGGCTTACTGGCTTCGGCTGGTCGCCGAACGCCACGCCCTCGAAGCCCTGCAGCCAGGCGTCGGCGTTTTCTTGCCAGAACTCAGGCACGGCCCGCTCCTTGCCGTCCTTGCGCGCCTGGGCGCCGTACATCCAGGCGTAGTTCGCGCGCTCCTGGTCCTTCTTTGCGACTGCCATCTGCGTTCCCGTTACCGGCCGAGCGGTTGCTTCGACAGAGTGAGCAATTCGATCTCGTCTTTGATGCCTGCCATGTAATTGGCGATGATCCGGGACGCGAGCGCGTCGCGCTCCTCTGTCCGAAAATCCGTCTTGAGTTGGTCGAAAACACGCCCCAGCAGTTCAACCTCGGATGGATCAAAGCTACCAGCCTCATGGGCCTTGTGTCGGATTGGCATCGGTCACCCCCAACAACCTGAAGCCCCGATAAAATCACAGCGCCCGCCAAAGGCAAGCCGTTGAAACGGTCTCGCCTGCCGCAGCTTCTCTTCGCCCTTGAGCGTTTTCACGCGGCCGACCGGTGTCCGCGACATCGCAAGTTAGTGTGCGCCAATAGCACAGACCAGACCAAAGTCGGACACAAATGCGCAAAGGTCCTAGCTCGGGGAACATGTCGGGCACTCAGCAAGTTAGCCCCCAGCCGATGAGAGCCCTGCCCATGCCGTTGTCATTTGAATTTCGCGATCACCTTTTCGAACTTCGTTGCCCGACCTGTTCCCATCCAACGCTCAGAAAAGGTTCCTGGGTGACAACGATCCGCAATTTCAAATGCGCGAGCTGCGGAGCAAAGGTCCAGATCGGCTACCAAGAGAAGGTCAAGATGTTCGAGAAGTGCGTCAAAGCGATCAACTCGACAGCCAGCCAAGTGCAATCCGCCAACGAACTTAAACCCGTGTAGACAGTTCGCTATGACAGAACTATCCGATCTCGGACCACCGATCCCGTGCAAGCTGCACGGCGGCAAGCCGGAGCGAGAAGAAGACAATTTCTATTCGTGCCCCTACTGTGGCCAGATCGTCGATCAGCGCGTCTTGCGCCAAGTGATGTGGCACGAAGGCCCGGGCCACGAGCCTCTGGAGCCGGAGGATGGGGCAACAATCCTGATGTTCCCGGAGGTCCGCAACTAACCCCCGATGACACACAAAAAAGCCCGCCGGCCGGAGCCAGCGGGCTGACATTGTTTAATGCCGACGTCAGTCGATAAGTGGCGGTGGCGGCGATACGGCCTGCGCCACAACGTTCGACAACTTCTCACGCTTGGTGAGTTCTGGCTTCTGGTAAGCTTTCTTCATGCGTGTCCCCCGGTTGTCCCTCAAGCCGGCAAAGTGTCTTCCGCAACGAGAATTTGTCAACCCGGCAGCTCTGTTGCTTGGCCGACAAGCACCAGCTCGGCTGCTAGCCAAAAGCCCGATGCCATAAAAAGCCCTATCACGATTGCAAATACTATCAGCCGCATACTTCGCGCCCTCAATCGGGCGCCTGGTAACATGTCAGATAAAGACAAAAAAGCCCGCCACCGCGAAAACAGTGACGGGCTTCCATCTGATCGCAAACTTGGAGTAACCGAACCAGACCAACCACAATCTGCTGGCTTGCTAATTGTTCCCGGATGGAGTGGCCCGCGCCACTCGGGGAAGCGCGGGCCGACCAAGATTTGGGTCTTTGGTCAGCGGCCGCCCGCTGAAGACGGCTGCCTCTGGTCAAACAAACGGTAAAGACTGAGGTTCCGCTTCACGACGAAAAAGCCCGCCACCTTTCGGCAGCGGGCAGACACCATGAGCGAGATGCACTGCAAGGGCGGCGGTGCGGCCTCCTACGTAGACCACACCGAGGTTGTTGACACCTGCGCTACGAGAGGCGTAAGTCGCGGCTCGCACCCCGCGTCCAGGGCGCGCTTTTACCCGACGAGGTACAGAAAATGGACGACAAATATTCCGATGCTCGTGAACACTTCTTCGCTGCGATCCGAGCGCTGGCAGCTTCCGGAGATAGCATTCAGGCCAGGCTGATCGAGGCGAATGGGAACATCCTGAATGTCACGATCGACGAATTCAACGGCGACCGCGAACTCAAAATCAAATTTGCAAAATTGCTGGACCTTCTAGCGATCGATCAGGATGATTTGGAAACAGTCGCTGTTGAGAACGCGGCGCACATGACCGACTTCGAAGCCGTGAAAGTCGCCGATCTGATCTGCGATTTCTATTACGAAATCACATAACGCGGTGCGTTGGCTAGCCACCACGCAGCACGCGCCAGATGTCATGCCAATAGGCGGTAACCAGCGACGCCAGTGCCGCCGCTGCCATCCCCGTTACACCCAAGGCACCAAGCCCCATAAGCTTCCAGCGCGTCACCTCGGCCGTCACTTCCTTGACGCTGGTCATGTCGGCATTGAGCTTGCTGACCGCGCTTTCCGAGGCGCTGACGCGCTCCACCAGCTCGTCGGTCTTCTGATACATCTTCGCCCGACTGGCGGCGGCGCGCTGTTCGGATTGCTCGTAGCTTAGGGCGGCGCGGGAATCGCTGTCCTTGATGTCGCGACGGATCTCCGTGATGTCGCGCTGCATGTTCTGCGTCGCCTCGAGGAGACCGCCGATCATCATTTCGAGGCTTCTGTTGGATGGTCCCGGCATGTCCCCGCCTTTCGCTGCGCTATTTCAGTTCGGCACGGCGCGCGGCGCTGGCCTTGGTATGCAGATCGCATTCAGCCCTGGTGTAGAGCTTCACGGCGCAGCCGGGCGCCACGGTGCGGTCGATCCTGTTCTGATCGGCCAGCGTCTTGCCCTGTGCACCGGGAAGGCTGTTACCGAGGGCCGAGCGTAGCGCTGATGCACCGCTGACGCCCGAAGTCGTACACCCCGCCAGCGTCAATGCACTCGTCAAGAGACATGCGAGCGTCGATGCCCTTGTGAATCGCATCCTGATTTCCCTTCTCGATCTTGGCGCGGACCTCGTCGGCGCCTTTGTGCTTGATGAATTCGTAAACCCCGAGCGCAGCGCCCGAGGCGACAAGGGCGATGGCCGCCCAACCGATGACGCCGCCGACCAGGCGCGAGACGCCAAGCCGGCCGACAAGGAAGGTGATGAGCAAGCTCATGCCGGAACCGTGCCGAGGGCCGCGGCAAGCCGCTTGGCCTTGCAGTTGGCATACCAGCGATATCCGGCGCCGCCGAGCAGCAGCACGGCACTCAGGACGGCCAGGACCATCACAACCTTCATGATGAACTCGCTGCCGTAGGACATCGGGGAGAGCTGGTTCTGGAGATCCTGCAGCGTACCGGCAATGCCGCCGCTGCCGATGCCGGCGCCGATCGCCGCGTCGGCCGGCGCGGTCGTAGGCGGCGCCTCGGCGTCCTCGACAAAAGCCTTCGCATGGCCGCCGTCATAGAAACTGGCGGCTTGCGGCACCTGACCGGTTGCCCACGCCTGACCGATCGAGCGGACTTCGGCGACGCGAGCTGTCCAGCCACGGCCAAAAGTAACGAAGGTGCCGAGTCGCTTCAGGAAGGCCATGCGCGCGTTGCAGATGCGATCGATCAGCGCGTCGTTGTTCTTGTCGGCTTTCAGCGCAGCCAGCGTGCCGACGCCAAGAACGCCGTCGACCGGCCCGGTATAGGCGGGCCGCAATGCCTGTTGAAGCCACATGATCGAGCGAGCCGGACCGGAGTTCACAGCGCCGTCGAACACGACATAATCGACGCCGGCCGGCAGCAGATCGCCCTTCACGGCATCCCAGTACTGCCTGTCATAGATTTCGCTCAGTTCATCCGTGGTGATGCCTTTGACCGAGCGCAAAGCAAGGCCCCTGCCCTTGCGATAGCCGTCATAGACGCGCTGGGTGACGCCCCTCATGGTGGCGCCGCCAGGATCCTTGGGATGGTTGCTGTAGCCGCCCTCATGCGCGAGCACGCGGGCAAGCGATTCCTTTTCACGGGATGCTGCCATGATGTTTCCTTTCGGGTGATGATTTGGCTATGGTCGGCGCCGGGGAGCGGGCCAATGAAACGAGACTGGGTAAAGCTGCCGAAGCCGTGGGCGGAACTTCGCTCCGGCCTACGCGACGAGGTCGCGGCCAAGGCGGGCGACATCCACACCTATGATGGCGGGCACGTCAGCCTGGTCGATGGGTTGTGGCAGGTCGTGTTCAGCGGGGACGCCAACGATGCCGATTTGGTGTTGAATGCGCTGCGGAAGCCGAACTGAAATTTTGCTTAGGCCCTTTTCAGCGGGCGCTTTTTCAAAAATCGACTGAGATTTGAGAGCGTTCTTGCTGCCGGCTTCTCATCCTCCAGCAACAGGTCAATGATTCCGCCAGCTCTTGCATCTGACCGAAACCGTACCGCCCATTCTTCTGTCAGGTCGTCACGCTGGATCTTAAGTGCAGACGTCGCCACCTGCGCAGGCGGGGCAACGTCCATGTAGGCCGCCACAATTTCCACAAAGGGCGCGGGATCTTCAAGGACTTGCTCGTAGACAACATGCTTGTAAGGCAGGCCCATCATGCCGAGATATTTCGACCAAAACCGGTATCCGTCCTCGAGATGGGCGTAACTTCGGAGGATCGCCGCAAAATCGTAATCGGCCGAGGCTCCTGTCCCTTCAAGCCTGCTTGTCCACTTTTTGGAAACATTGCCGCGATGGTACGAGATGGCTTGTCTGAGCCGGTCCCGCCGTTCCAGAAACACCAGCCCGATTTCATGCTTCGAGAGCATTTCGAACAAGAAATCCGTCCCGAATCTGTCGTGCGTCTCGCGAAGATGAATCGGGAAAAGCTTTATGGCGAAGCGCCGGTTTGCCGAAGTCCCCAGTTTGAAGACCGACCTTTCCAACTCATGAAATGACTGCGGCTTCGCTGTGTGATGATACAGATCCAGCCATTCGCCAAACCGGCCCATGGTGCCGGCGGCATTCGCCAGACTTCCGAGCCATTCTGAGCCGCTCCTGGGCACTGTTAAAAGCGCAACCCCCTTCACACTGACCTCCTGCGGAATCGTCGACAAAAGCCGAGCGCTTGGGGAGCGAGCATTGCGGCCGGGCCTTCACCTGGAGCCAGAACAAAAGTCGTGGCGCCTGGTTCGTCGGTATAAACAACCGGCCGATCCGGCGCAAACCGGCGCGCCGCGTTGGAACCGGGTGGGGCGCAACGGCGAAAGCAATGAGGCCGACGTGATCTTGAACGCGCTGCGAAAGCCGAACTAGCTCGGCTGCGGGCAGCCTCATCAAGCTGGGCGGAAGATTGTCTTGCTATCGGTTTTGCTATAGTTCGGCTCGGAGAGCCCCTGGGTCGTAATGCTGAAAAGACTGGTAGAGCGCGGTTTTGCGATATGCGGAAGTCTGGCCGCCATCGTCATTTCGCTTGCCCTTCTGCACGGCCTGCATGACGCTTGGCAACCCGTACTATTTCAGTTTGTCGTCCTGAAATGGGTCAGCTTCGCCATGTTCATGTTCATCGCAATCTTCTCGCTGATCACGATCATCGAGGCGACGTTTGGAACCAAGTGGTTCGGTCCACTCAGGTAGCTTTCTGAAGCGCTGCAGCCGCCCTCATTGCGCGAGTACGCGGGCGAGCGATTCCTTTTCACGGGACGCTGCCATGATGTTTCCTTTCGGGTGATGATTTGGCTATGGTCGGCCCGGGAGCGAGCCGATGGGGGATTACACGGTGGAGTTGATCCGCGACGGCAACGCCGTGCGGCGTGCGGACGTGGCGGCTGAGAACGTTGTCCAAGCCGCGACGATTTGGGGGCCGATAACGATCCCGTTCGGCGAGGAGCCCGACACCGGCGAATGGATCAGGGTGACGCACCCCGACGGCTGCACGACAACTTGGTTTGAGATGGATCGTTAAGCCGATGAAACGAGACTGGGTAAAGCTGCCGAAGTCGTGGGCGGAACTTCGCTCCAGCCTACGCGATCAGGTCGCGGCCAAGGCCGGCGAGATACACACCTATGATGGCGGGCACGTCAGGCTGGTGGATGGTCTGTGGCAGGTCGTGTTCAGCGGCGACGCGAACGACGCCGATATGGTGCTGAATGCGCTGCGGAAACCGAATTAGGCCCGCCAGGTTCCATTTGGCGACATCGAGCGCTATAGCAAGATTGAGTTACTGGAGGCCCGCTTGAGCATCACCCGAGACGACATCATCAAAGGCTATCGTGAGTTTCTGGCTGCGCCGCCCCCTGACGAGCAGACGATGCAGGAATTGCTGCGGACCTATTCAAGCGTGGCCACCTTCCAGCGGCGCCTAAGTGAGAGCGCCGAGTGCCAGCGGATGATGTCTCTTGCCGGAAGGTCGCCGAATGCACACTAAAAGTGTCGCGTTTGACGGAAGCACCTTCATCCTGAACGGCCGCGTTGGCGATGACTATTTCGATCACATCCAGCCGGAGCGGCCATTCACATTTGCGATGGGTCTGCTGCCGAGAGATGCCGTTTGCTTCGATATCGGAGCCAACATCGGAATGACGGCTGTCATCGCCGCGAAGCGCTCGGCGACGGTCTACGCCTTCGAACCTGACCCCGCTGTCATGCCATTCCTGGAGGCCACGATCGAGGCAAATTCGGGCACCGTTGAAGCGCATCACATGGCGCTTGGAGCCGAGGAAGGTTCCCTATCGTTCTACTCGAACCCTATCTCGCCAGCTGCCAGCCATCTGGTCACGGGTGACACGTTGGGCCATTCGTCAACGGCAACGGTCAAGGTGTCGACGGTTGATGGCTTCGTGCTGGCGAACAATATCGACAAGCTCGACTTCATGAAGATCGATGTTGAAGGCTTTGAGATCGACGTGCTGCGCGGCGCGCGCGACACCATTGCGCGTCTCCAGCCGGCTGCATTGGTCGAGTTCAACTCCTTCACGATGGTCGGCTTCAGGGACATCAACCCACGCGACTTGCTGCGCCTGGTGCTGGAATTGTTCCCCTATGTCTACCGTTTCAAGGATGGCCGGCCGACGCCACTCGATAGCGATGGCGCAGCGCTGGCCTTCATCCACGACAACCTTGTATCGGAAGGCTGCGTCGACGACCTCTACTGTAGCTTTGCCCGCATCTAGGCCAGCTCTATTTCGATAGAGCCAATGACCCGCTGTCCGTCCGCGACGGGGAAGCCTGAGAAAGTCACGACGCCGGCACCCGCAAGGGCTGTGATGATGCCAGTGGCTCCGGTTGATGTGTTGCGCCATATGCCAGAGGCGACCGACACCGCAGTCAAGCTCATAGGCAGGGAAACCGTCATGCCACCGGTGGCAGTGCCGATCGTAGTGACCGTCACGTCAATCGAAAGTTTCAGCAGGTTCCTGCGGCGCTGGTAGCGATTGGTCAGGGTGCCAAGGGTGGTGATTGTTCCTGATACCGCCCCAACGGTCGGCGTGTAGGCCAGCCACGTGGGAACCTCCAGAACGCCGCCCGCCGCATTGTGCGCGACGACAGGTGCCGTACTGCCTGGTGATGTAGAGCCGGTCAGATAATCGTCGATTGTGATCTGGTTGCCAGCATTGACTAAAAGCGCCGCGTTGTTCGCGGCGCTCTCATCCCACCTGTAGAATTCCGCCCGGGAGGCCCGAAGCTTCCCGCCAGTTCCGCGCATCGCAATCAGACGGTTCCCGCTGCTTTGGAGGCCGAGCTCGAGGTGGCCGAATGAAAAGCGATTGTTCGTGCCCTGATCGTGGATCAGGTGGTCATTCGTGGTCCAATCCCCGACCAAACCGGAATGCCCATAGCACTTGTCAATCACCAGATTGACATTGGCGCTATCGGCGATGGTGTGGATTACGCCCGCAGCACTGTCGCCTCCGAGTGTGTTTATATACCCCTTTGAAAGGCTTCCGCCTGGCAGACCCGGACCGCCGTCAGCATCGAAGCCCAGCTCCAGCGTGAAGTGGTAGCCGATGCCGAACATCACCCCGAGTTTCGGATTGTCTACCCTGAAAAACCTAAACGCGACGCCATTCGTGCGCACCCATTGGCGGACATTCGGGTCATTGCTCCAGAAGGGCCAGAACCCGATTTGATCCCCCCACATGACATCATAGGCCTGATGGATTTCCAAGCCGGAGAAAAGGGGCTGACCACGGACACGATTGAAGTGCACGCGCACTGCGCCGCGCCTAGTCTGGATACCCTTGTAAGGATTGAGCAGCACGATCTCGTCAAAATATATGTCTGCCGCGGCGTCAGTTATGTCGAAGTCGAAATCATGCGTCGTTGGCGTCCAGCCAACGCCGGGGGCTGCGTGGTCGCGGTAGGTCGTGAACCCCTTGAAACTGCGGGTTCCAGCTCCGAATGCCTGGAACCCCTTCCCGGTGTGTCCGATGTGAAATTTGGTCCGCTTCTGATTTGCCAGAGTATCGCCTTGGTAAATCGTTCCGATGGGGCCAGTGCCTATGATCGATGCATTCGCAGGGATGGAGACCATGCTGCCAAGCACAATATCTCCAGACGGGACGTGCAACGGCACGCTTTCACCCGCCGTCGCTGTCAGCGCAGCATTCATCAGGCTTGCGTTGTCGTTGACGCCGGCCAGGTCAAGCCCACTCCAATCACGGAGATCTGCTCGGTCCTGTGCCTTCTCCCGCTCCGAACGAAGCGCGGGCGTCGGATACTTTCCGACGAACAGGCCGCTGTCATAGATCCATGCTCCGCTTGCGCCGGTGGGGTCGCTCGTTGGAGCGACATAGGTGTACTCGTTAGTGTCGGCTGTAACTTGCGAGGAAAGGTTGGCGGAGTTGAATGCAAGCCTGCCGTTGCGCGGGCCTTCATTCCAGATGATGGCCACTTTCTTTGTGGAAGTGTTAAGCGCCTTGAGGGCTGTCCTGTTGTCAACCGGAACCGCGCCGCTCGCGGCTGCAGCAGAGAGCGCCGCATCCGCCGCAGCGGCTTGTGCTGCAACGCGAGCAGCCTCAGCCGCAGCCTGCGCTGCTTCCGCCGCAGCTTGAATGGCCGCGCTGGCCTGATCGGAGATTAGCCGAAATGTCGATCCTGATTTGTAGCCCGCGATAGCCATGCCGGCGACAAGCCCGCCGGGAGCGATACTGGCCCCGGAAGCGGTCTTGATCGTCAGCGGCGATCCGCCGTTGAAGGCGACCGTGACGGGCGACCCGGCATTCGCCTCGAACACCGCGAAGGAAATCAACGCCGCGGCATCGGCGGCCGGGACCGGAATGCTCGTCGTCGCGATTATCGCATTCGGCGTCCCGGCGCCGGCGTCGGTTGCGGCAATGAAACTGTAGGGAAGATCGGCAATGCGCGTCCACGATCCCGTGCCCGAGCCGAGCAGTTTGCGATAGATGCCGTTGTTGGCAATTGTCGGATCGGCAACGACCCAAGCGGAAGAGTTGGCACCATGCAGCAGGTCGGCATTCAGGCTGGCCCTGGTGTCGTAGATCAGCCCGCCATTCGACAGGAAGGCGGTGATGACGCTTTCGACCCACGTTCCCCATGCGCGCAGCTGGGCCTTGACCGGTTGCGAGGGATTGGAGGACGGACCATCGGCCATGATCGTGTTCATCAGTTCGGGCATGCGAAAGCTCCAGGGCTGGAGACCCCACCGGGGCGGCAGGGCGAAGGAGAGTGATCGAGCGCGCGGTGGCTTTAGGTGACGGTGATGGCGCCGGTGGCGATGCTGGTCGTGCTCTCGACGCCGGACCCGTTCACCGCGCGCAGCCAGTAGTAGTAGGTGCCGGCCGCAAGACCGGTGTTGGTCCAGGCATCTGCCGACGAAGGCGCGCCATATTCGGTGCGAACCACGGTTGCCGTGCCTTCATTGTTGACGGTGTTTCGCCGGATGTTGGTGGCGACGTAGTTCGCAGAGTTAGGCGTGTCCCATGTGAGCGCGACCTGGGCGACACCGCCTGTCGGAACCACGTTTGTGACGGCGGCCGGCGGCGTGGTGTCGACCGTGGAGACCAGGGTTTCAGTGTCCGACCAGTCTCCGTAGGTGTTGTTCGAGCCTATGTAGGCCGCCTGCACATCGATCGAGGTGTTTGCCGGAACCGGATTGGTGTTGACGACGATCAGGCCGGAATCGGGCGTAGCGTCCGGAAACTTCTGCTCCACCCATGCGCCAGGAGTACCGCCGCCGACATCGGAAATCCGGTATCGTACGGTGGGATATAAATCCTCGCGGCTCGGGTCGGTCAGCACCAAGCGGACATAGACTGTCCCGCCGCCGGAAACCGCCGCCGCCGTGTCGATGATCGGCTTCGGGATGCCGTCCGAGACCGGCTTCGGCGGAACCGGCGGTGCCGCGCCTTCATCGTCGGCGGGATTCCACGCGTCGATGTCGTCGGGCATCATGACGAACGTCATCTGGAAGCCGCCGCGCGATACCGAGAGCACGGATCTGCGGTTGTTGATCAACTTCCCGTCGAGAGACGGCAGGCGGCGCGGGGTGCTGAGGCGCACCCACGGCGCGTAGATGGCGTTGATGCCGGTGAACCTGACGTCGAGCGTGCCGCGCTTCTTCGCCCGGGCCCTTGCGAATTCCCGCTTGCCCAGCCGACGCGCCTGGCGCCATTGCTGCACCCAGATGTAATTGCCATCCTGTGGCAACACCCGCCCGGCCTTGATCTGAGCGTCGGTATCCTCAAAATAGTCGGTGTCCGTCGTGGTGTAGTCAGTCGCCGGATAGGTGAATTTCGGGATGAACTGGTTGACCTCTTCCTCGGGCAGAACGTCATGCTGCACGGTGTGGCCGACAATGTCGGCATCGGTCAGCGTGGCGACGTACTTTTCCCGGAACTTGCCGGCAACCACGAGCAGCGCGCCGTCGCCGCGTTCGCACATCCAGCCGTCGCAACTGGCCAGAATGGCGTTGGTGCCGCTCTTCGGATCATGATCCGTGGTGTCAAAGCCGCCGCACTCGTAGCGCTTCTCGGTGCCACCCGCCGCTCGCGGCACATCCTCGTCGCAGACATTGGCTTCCTCCTGCCACATGTCGAGGACTGGCAGCAGGGCCTTCCTGAAATCGCGCTTGGTGCCGAACGGATTGAAGCATTCGTGCCATGCCAGGATCAGGATCGAGTTCTTGGTGAAGGTCCAAGTCGACGGATCTTCCGGATCCTGCGCCGGGTTGCGGAAATCCCACACGAGGGCGAGCTGCGCCACGACCGACAGAGCCGGCTTGCCATAGGGGAAGCACTTCACGAACATGTCGGCGGCCGGGCCGATGCAGATCATGCCGACCGAGGCTTGCCCGTCGCCGCGATGGGCGTTCGTCCAGATGCTTTGCGCACTCAAGCGCGAAACGAACTCAGGAAACGCCGTTTCAGGAACCATGCCAAGGCGGCTATAGATGTAGACGAGATCGCTGTTCTCGCCGTAGCGCGCCTTGCCCGGCGACTGGACGCGATTGCCGCCAATCAGCGTGACCTTGTCGTCGTTCAGATAATAGCCGGTATAGGCGTTGATGCGGTGGGCGACGATCGCCTGAACCGAGAACAGCCTGTTGTCCAGCGCCTCCCAGAGCATCATGGCGCCGGCAAGCCGCGCTTCGCCAACGCCCCAGAAACGGTAGGGAATCGGCTGCGTCAGAGGCGCGCGGCCGTCCTCAGGCTTTGGGGGCTTGGGCGTCAGCAGGTATTGGACGCCGGCGACGATAGCCGTGGTGACGATCGCCGAGGCGATGGCCGCATACGAGATCGTCGCGCCAAACAGCGAGAAGCCGCCCGTGCCGAGAATGGCGGTGAAGATCGGCGTGAAGATCGGATCACGATGGACCGCCCAGCGGTATTCGCCGTTCCACCCCTCGGCAATGATCTCCTGTGTCGATGCCGTCTCGAAAGCGCCAATGCTGGAATTGTAGGTGCCCTTGCGCGACGCCGTCGCCAGCGCCTGGCGCAGCGCATCGTCAAACGGGTTCACGCTATGCGCCATGCCACGCCGGTCCAATCGAGATGTTTGACCATGGCGCCGCGCGCCGACATGACCGCCCAGAGCGGTCCGAACCTAATCGCCGGGATATCCTTGAACTCACTGCCACCGGCATCGATGCCGGTCAGCGCGCGGACAATGCCGATATCGCCGTCGTGTGGCGCCTGAACGCGCTGAAAGCCGAGAGCGCCAAGCTTCGACCCGACAAGCCGGCCGACACCACCTGCGGCCTGCAAAACAGCCCTGGCACCGGTGGCGTCGAAATAGGTGCCGCGCAGTTCGGCACCCGGATCCTTGCCGGTCGCTTCCACAACCCAGTCGGCCGCAAACAGCGTGCAGTCGGTGAAACCCCACTGCCAGCGATGCGGCAGGCGGATGTACTCTTCCAATGTCATTGATGCCTCAGTAGTTCGGCCAGGCCGGAGCGACGCCGCGCGCCAGGCGCGCCGTGCCGTCGCAGAACTTGTCGGTCGGATACATCGCCTTCTGGTGCGGACCAGACCAGAGCACGAGCGATGCGCGCGACCTGGTGTTGTTGCCCGATACCGTGGCCAGGGTGATCGTCGTCGTCGGGTTTTCTGTGCCCGATACCGCGGGACTGGATTCCGTGGGATGCGACGCCGTGCCCGTCCACAGCGCGACGATCGGCGTCATCGGCTGATAATAGTCGTCGAGCGTGGTGAAGCCGATCTTCAGATCCTTGCCGCGAACGTCGGGCATGGTGTCGAGCACATAGGCGGCGGTGTCCGGATCGATGCCGGAGATGCCGAATTCGACGCTCGAACTCTGGCCATTGACCAGCACCTCGAGCGTCGGGATGTTCAGCAGCCGGCCGCCACCGAGATAGACCGTGCCGTCCTCGTCAAGGCTGTCGAAGCCGGCCGGAATGTCATTCACCCCGGCCCATATGTGTAGGCCAGGATCGGTGTCGAGCCGGAGATGCCGAGCGTATGGCTCGACGCCATCTTATCGAGAACCGCCTGCGGCACGTATTGGAGGCTGTAGGAACCAATCAGGTCTTCCCAGGCCATGGCTCAGAAGCCCTCGACGAATTGCAATGTGGGTGACGACTGCCACCAACCCTCCGCCTCCCAAGCCAAGGAAAAAGTTGCCGGGAATTTCATCACGCAACGTGGTCGTACAAACTCGATGCGAGTGCCGGCCTGTACGGCCTCACGCAACGGTTTGTCGAGCGACAGCAAATATTGCGAGCCGGTGACCGCGACACCCTCAACCGTTTCGGTGACCGGAACGGGATCTGAGCTGTCCCAGTATCGATATGCACGCCAACCCTTGGTCGGGTGGTAGATCGAAAACCAGTCCGACCAGCGGAGATTGCGGTCGGCACCATAGATGTTCAGCGTGATCTGCCCGGCATTGAGCGCGGCATTGGCGCTCATAGTGCCGAAGACGGTGCCTTGGCTGTAGCCGGCCCCATCGGAAAACAGCGAGGTATCCGAATGCGGAATGCCCTTGATGATGGGCCGAGGAATGCCCTTTGTGGTGGGGAAAGGCCCCATCCAGTCTGACAGAATTGGCACATTCATGAACCGGACGGAACTGTTCATGCGCGCCGCGATCCAGTTGATGTACTCGTGCTGCTCACGATCCTTGACGACGCAGCCCTCATAGGAGCCAACCAATACCCCACCGCCGCTGGTCTCGATTGTGACCGACTCCCCAAGACCGTTGCGGCCACCCTCCAAACCGCCGCCCTTTGTGTCGAATGACATTTTGGCAGGCTTCAGGAAGTCGACGTCGAGCGTGGGGAGATTGATGTACCGCCCCATCGTTTAACCCTTCTGCGACGTGTAGCGCCGCTGTGTTTCGCCGAAGCCGCCGCTCACCTGCCCTTGGTGATACTCGCTGATCGCTTCCTGAGCGCCCTGCTTGGACAGTGTGCGGATATGATCGTCGCCCGACCCTCCGACGACGGTGACGTGAAGATCTATCTTCGGCGTCACAGGCGACGCACCGTTATTGTTTTGAGCGGCCATTTGCATCGACCGCGGATTGTTTCGGATGACGTCACCGGCTCGCAGTTTACGGAGTTCGGGGCCGCGCTCTCCGACCCATGCCCAACCAGACGGAGCGCTTTCGGTACCGTCGGCGAAACCGAACAGCTTCGGTATGAAGCTGAAGATCGAGCTCAGGAAACCACCACCGCCACCGCTTGGAGCGGCGGCCCCACCGCCGTAACCAAGGATGTCCGAGAGCGTCGTGTTGGCATGGAAATTCCCTGGCTTCAAGCCGTCAAGGATCGACGCCAGCCCCCCGTTTCCACCGATACCTCCGGCTAGGCTCTTCACCGTATTGGTTACCGTGCTGTCAAGGCCGCCCAGACTGTCCGACGCCTTGGCGACGGCGGCGTTGAACTTGTCGACATAAACGGATCCAGTGGTGCCGAGGACATCGCTGCGGCCCGCACCCGTTGAAAGCGGGCCGCCAGTGAACCAGGCAGAGGCAGCGTCCTGCGGATTGCCGTATTTCGTCAGGTACTTCCCAAACTGTTTCTCGAAAATCGCATCTTGCGCAGATGGATCGGCGAGGAACTGGCTCGGAGACAAAGTCTTGCCGAGCGCGTCCTGAGACCAGGATGGCAGATTGCTTTTCATGACCTGGTAGGCGCCCAACGCTTGGTTGCCGTTTTTCAGAACTGGGCCGAGCGCGGAGTAGCCGCCGCTGCCTGCGCTCTCAATCGAGCGGATCGCGGCCGCGTAAGCAGCCATATTGCCGCCTACCGCCGCCAGCGGCGCCCGCGTCACAGCACCGGGAGCATAGTTGTCGTTGGCGCCACCAAGGATTGAGCCCACGACACTGCTGCCCGCCGAAGCGAGGCCGCCGCCGCCAGGGGTCTGGCCGGTGAGAGCCGACGCGAACCATGTCGCAATCGTGTCGAAGATCTTGCCCAACTGATCATCCATCGATTTGGACAGAGCGTTGAGGATTGACGTTCCGAGGGCTTTGCCGACATCACTACCATTGCGCAGCAGTTCCGACTTGAAGTCGGTCAGGAAGCCGTTTGCCAATGCTTTTGCGTCAGCGAATTTCGCCATGTCGCGCATCTGCTGCGCTTCGGGCGAATCCATCCCAATGCCCGTGTTGCGAAGGCGCGAGGCGATCTGTTGCTCACTGGCGGATAGGAATTGCTGCGAGCGCTCGAACGCCAGATCATTTCCCAGCTGGGCGCGTGCGATCTGATCGGCCATCTTGCCGTATGCATCGGCCTTCTGCTTGATCAGTTCGAGCTCCTGCTGGTCGACAGGGACGTTGTTACGCGCCGCCTCCTCACGAAGCTGCTGCGTCAACTGGAACTGCATCCGCATTGCTTCAGCAGCCCCGGTCGTTTTGCCGATCAGGTCAAGGTCAAGCTGCTGCGAGGCGAGCGTTTGGTCGAGCGACCGCTTCCGATCCTTCTGCGCCTCGTCCAAGGCGTGCTGCGCCGCAAGCGCGGCCTGCTGGCCAGCAATGTCGATACGCCGGGCACGCTCAGCGGGATTTTCGTTGTCGTCGTACTGAGCGCCGGCCTGCGCGCGCGCAGCGGCCGCCAATTCAGATGGCGAACGGGCATACAATCCCAGCCGCTGAGCATCGAACGCCTGCCGTGCGCGATCGGCGGAAACAGTACCGGCCGCCTGGTACCGCTCATATGCGCCCATATCCTCGGTGCTGAGGGAGCCGCGGCGCAAGGGTAGGCCGCCAGGGCCGACACTTTTCGCCAAGGCCTCTTGCGCGATCTGCAACTGCTTCAACGCACGCGCGGCGGCATCCGCGTCCTTTGTCAGGTCCATGAGCTTGCCAGCCGATGCCGTCAACGCGGCATTGTTCGGATCGAGTGCCCATTTGTCCTCGACCATCTTGCGGAAGCCGATGATGTCAGGCGTCCCATCCTTGGCGGTTTTCCGCAGATAGTCGATCGCATCGGAGAACGGCTTGAACTCTCCAGCAGTGCTGAAAAACCCGCCTGCGCTCTTACCAGGATTGATGAACCGACCAAGATCCGACATCGCGTTTTGGGTCTGGTTGGCGATCTGGATTTTTAGCCCGGCCTGTGTGGACGAAGACAGCAATTGCAGGCCGTTCAGATTGGAAATGGAAAACGCGTCCTTTGCCTTGTCGGCGATCGATCCATAGATATCGCCGATGCCGCGCAAGACCGTGGCATGGTCTTTCAACAGTTCGTCGAGGCCCTTCACCTCCTTGCGCGTCGAAATGATGTAGGTGGCGAGGCCGGCAACGGCCGCCACGCCAGCACCAGCGGCAAGACCGGCCGGGGTCACCATGAACGCGAGAAGCGCCTGCCCAGCCGATTTAGCCGCAGTCCCGATTGCCTTCAGAGAGCCACGCAACCCCGTAGGGCCGCTTTCCAGTGCGTCATAGACCTGCCCGATCTGGGAGGCGAAAATCTGCACTGGCGATGCGCCCAGGGCGAACATGGTGATGACGTCGTTGCCCTGACGCGACAGGTTGAGCATCTGGTTCGAAGTCAGTCGCGCGGCATTGGCGTTGTCGTTGAGGGCTTTGGCCGACTTGTCCGCCGCCGGCGCCACCTTCCCGATGCCGGACACGACCTGCGTCGAGCCAGCGCCCATGCTTGCCAGCGTGGTATTGGTCTTTTCGGCGGTGGCGACGAGCTTGACCAACGAGGCGTTGCTGCCCTCGGCGATGCTGGCCAATTTGACAAGCGTAGCGTTTGCCTGGTCCACGCCGGCGGCGATCTTGGACAGCGCTGCATTGGAGGCTGACGAGGCCGACGACAGGCGCTTTTGTGCCGCTTCGGCTTTGGCCGACGCCGCCGTCATGTTGTCGAGGTTCGTCTTCGCCGCGACGGCCTGAGACGAATCTACGGCGAAGCCAAGAGAAGCAACAGTCACTTCGCCACCTCATTCCACCGCAAACATGGCATCGAAATAATCCTCACTCATTGGCTGAGTGGTGACCTCGATCGCCGGTTTTTCGTCTTCACCAAACACGGCACGCAGGACGGAACTGATCATGTCCCCTCGCCCATCAAGGCCGACCAGGATCGCGTTCACGTCAGCCCTGAGCGCCTGCTCTTCAGTCCAGCCGAGCCAGCCCAAGGCTTTCTCGGCGAGATCGTCATAGAACTCGGCGAGGCTTATTCTTTCTTCGGAGGGTCCTGCTCTCCCTCTCCTCCCGACAACGGTCGGCCGCCATTGGCAATGATCGTGAGGTAGGTCGAAACAGGCCCGATGAGATCGGTAAGGCCAGTGCGCCAAACCTTGTCAGGGATGGCTTTCGCTTCCTGGCCCGTCGCGCCAAGACCGAGCGTGACGACAGACACGATCACATCAAAATCGTAGTTGCCGACGGACCGGACCGCGCTGGATATGCCGCCACTCTGCCGGGAAATGGCTTGTGCAGCCATCAGTGACGGGCGCAGCACAACGGTCTCGCCGTCGAGATCAATCTCGACGTTACCGGCGCCCAGTGCTGGCTTGCTCATGCCTTTTTCTCCGGCTCGGTCTTGGGCGCCTTGATCGGCGTGCCTGTGGCTTCGAAGGGCGACGGCATGGCCTTCGCTTCCGCATGGGTCAGTTCGAGTTCGACGTGATTGCCGGGGGCGAGAAGATATTCCTCGCCCTTGTGCGACAGCTTGTGGGCTTCAGCCCCGCGATTGAACACTTTCATCTCAGCCTCCTATCAGCCCAGCGCCGCGACGCGGACATAGTTCGTGTTGGGGAGAACAGTGCAGTTGAGCATCTGCGCGTTGTTGGCGCCGCCCATACCTTCTTCCGCGCCGGCGACTTGTCCCATGAACAGGCGCTGCGGTCCGGCCGGAACGGTTGTCGCGGTATGAACGCCGGACTGAGTGCCGGTCGTGACGATCGCGGTGCCGCCCTTCGTGGTCGACAGAGTGAAAGTGTCGGCATCGAGGACCGTCTTCACGTAATAGGGGGTGCCAGGGGTCAGGCCGGTTGGCAGCGCGCCAGTGGTCGAGAACTTGACCGCCGTGTTGGCAGCGAGGTTGTGGCCGGTCCATGTCACGACCCCAGGCGAAGCAATGGTGATCGTGGCCACTGCCGACTTCGGCGTCGGCGCGCCATTGAGCTCGACCTTGAACGGATAGTTGTAGTCGGTCTGCTCGGCCGCGATCATAGCCAGTTGGCCAGGATCGCTCGTGTTGAGGGCGAAATTGTCGGAGCGCTGCGGCGCCTGCCGAGAGCCCTTCCAATTATAGGTGCGGCGACGGTTGAGCAGATTGACCGTGTTGCCCTGGGCGGAGTCGCCGGAATTGCCCATTGTTTCGTATTGGCCGACTTCGATCCATGTCACTGCCGAGAAATCGGCCTCGGTTACATCGACATCGGGAACATCAATCGGGGCCGATCCGATATAGAAGCGGCTCCCCGCAACAGGGGACACTTTGATAGGCATTGCTGCCTCCTTTCAGGGTTTCAGGAAGTGGCCTTGCCGAAGGGCGAGACGGCGGGAAGGATCAGGCGTAGGTTTCGTATTCGACCGACACCGGCGTCTGCCAATGCGTGTCATCGGCGATGGCCTGCGCGACGTCAGGCGCCTTGGTGATGCGTACTGAAACCGCCCCGTAGTTCACCCGCAGATCGGTCGGAAACCATGCCGCCACCTGCCCGGCTATCTCAGCCGCGACCGACGCGTCCTGGTTCTTCTTGGCGAAGACGTCGATCTGCAGAAGCCCGATGCGATGGTGAGGCTCGCTTGAGCCGATGAAGAGCCGGCGGTTGACGTTGGGGACGTGTGTCACGCGAAGGTAGCCGGTGATCGGCTTGGTGAAATCCTCATTCGGCCATGCGATAGGCAAAGCTGGCGAGAGCGCGAGCGCCTGCACCCTGCCCTTAAGCGCAAGCCAGATCTGGGTTTCGATGCTTGGCATTTTAGAGGCCCAGCCTGCGCTTCACTTCGGCCGCCTTGGCCTCGACGATCACGA